AAGAACGGGGCATATGTGAAAGTCGGCCCGACTGCCGTATCGGCGCACGTGTGCCGATGGCAAAACAACGGCTGGATGCTCACCTCTCACGGCGGCAAAAAGATCAGGCAGATCCCCGGCAAACACTTCATGGAGTCCGCAATTGATGAGTCCAAACAGGCCGCGGTTGACGCCTTCGTAAATAGCCTCGCGAACTCGCTAAATAGTGATGGAGACGAGCTGAGCTGATGCTGGTTGAAGGTTTGGTAGCGCTTTTGAACGCTGATTCTGAAGTCACGACAATTTGTGGCGACCGAATCATGCCGATTCCAGCACCGGATGATTTGAGCCAGTACCCATGCGTCACCTATCAGGTCGCGTCGGGAACGACATCGTACACGTTCACGAACCCAACAGGCGTTGTGGACTCGCGCGTCGTCTTCACTTGCATTGCAGCTGACTACGGCAACGCCAAAACGCTTGCCCGCGCCCTAATGCAGGCGCTGTCGGGCTATAGGGGGACGCTGCAAGACGGAACGCTGGTCTACTTCACCGAGATTGCGAACGTGCAGGACGGTTTCGATGATGGCTCGCGTCTTTCGACCACTGCTGTCCATGCCCTTGTCACATATCTGGAGTGACTAAATACAACTGACGTCCATTTATGGGCTTGAACGACTGAAACACTTTGAGGTAATCACACATGAGCAACAAATTCTATACAGCAGCGGGCATGACGTTGTCGGTCAACGGCTCCAATGTGGCAAACATCAAGACATGGAGCATCGGCGACACGAAGACCACGCTGACAGATGTCACAAACTTCGGCAGCCAGAAGCTGGGCACGGTCATCGTCAAGGAGCAAATTCCATCGATGATTGAGCCGGGCACGTTTTCGGGTGAGGCATATTACGTTCCGAACGATGACGGCCTGTCTGCCCTGCGCAATGCATATTCAACAACTGAACTTTCGACGTTCGTCCTGACATTCCCGCCGGACACGGCAGGCAACGTGCAGACAAGTACAGGGGACGTTATCTCGTGGACTGGCTACGTCACAACCGATCCTGTGCCATCAGCAACCAGTCCATCGACGCCGATGACGTACAAAATTGACGCCTCGATGATAACGATTCTCTCGATCACGAGCGGCAGCTGATCAATAGGCACGCATTCAATGTGATTATCCAGTGGGGCAGACAAGACTCTGCCCCACATCAGAGAACAACATGGCACATCCACTAAAGAAAGCAAGCGAGATTGTTATCGGCAAGTCGACGTACAGGCTGGTCTTCGATTTCGACGCGATTGCGGAAGCGGAAGAGATCACCGGCAAGTCCCTGATCGCTGGTATGGCGGACATCAACATTCAGCGACCAAAGATCAATGAGGTTCGGGCACTACTTTTCGCCAGCGCAAAGGCAGAGCATCCACAGCTTACATACGAATATGCGAAGACGCTCGTCAGTCAGAAGAACTTCTTCGACGTTTGGTTGAAGGTACTGGAGGCATGGTCAAACGCATCCGCTGAGCCAGATGAGAGCGAGGAAGGCGCCTCCGAAAACCCCATGCCGGACCAAAGCTGACGCGTTTTGAAGTGTGGGGGCGCCTTTGGTCCACAGCCGTCCAGAAGCTGCGACTGACAGAACAACAGTTCTTTAAGCTCACACCACGAATGTTTCAACTTCTTGTGCTGCGGTACGAGGAGGAATGGGAACGCCGAGAACTGCTCAATGCGATAGTGTCCGCGACGGTTGCGAATTACTCGATTCGCATCAATAGCGCAGACGACTTTAGGGATTTCAAGGACTTCATGCCGTCACAAGTGTCGAAGCGCCACAAAAACGAAATTGAGGAAGCACGACAGGCAGGACGGAACATTCTTCGGAAGCTAAAGGCGAAGTCCCTGCAAGGCAGGTAAAGACGAGAGATGTCATCACAGGCACAAGTCGAACTCATATACCTTGAGCTGCAGGCGAATATTGCAAAATACAGGGCGGCAATGCATGAAGCCACGGCTCTGTCGAATCAGTTCAAACACTCATCCGTCTCGAACACACAAGCCGCATCGGCTGCCATCCGGCTCTTTGAAGGTGACATGACCAATATGGTGCGTGCCGCCGAGAGATTTATCGGCCAGTCGCAGGTCCTTTCCGGCGTTCTCAGAACGGCATTCCCAGTCATAGGCGCAGTGGCTATCGCCAGCGTCATCGGCGAAGGCATCAAGCGGGTCACGGAGTTCATTGAAAAGGCGCGGCAGGTGCCACGGGCCCTTCAGGATGCGTTCCAATCCTCGAATCTTTCAGTCACAGAAACCAATGACCAGCTGCAGAAGTCGAACGATGAACTCGCTAATCAAATCCTGAAACTTGAAGGCAAGCCGCAGAACAATCTGGCTCTGGCGATCGACGAGACGCGACTGAAGGCTGACGCATTGGCGAAGTCGCTCGCTGAGGATAGTAAGCAGGTTCAGGAGTTGCTGAAAAACCAGTCTATTGGCTTCTTCTCGGGTCTGGTGACGGGACAGATGCCGACAGGCCACACCGCGGATGTTGTCAATTCGTGGGCCGCTGAGTTGAAGCGCCGCGCAAACAACGTTGTTCTTGCGCAGCATGAATACGGTGTAGGGAGTCAGCAAGACAAGGCGGCACAAGCGGCACTAGAGCAATCGCAGAAGGACGCGGAAACGGCGGTAAAGAAGCGCATCGACGAACTACAGGCTCAGCTAAAGGCCCAGACAACGCCTCAGGTCAGTTTCGCCGTTTCTCCTACTGGTGGAGTGATTCAGCAAGGATCACCGGTCGCACCGGGCGGTCCCGATATCGCCGCCAACCTCAACATCGCCCAAGGCTACCTCGCCCAGCTTTACGGGCGCGACAATGAAGCCGCCTTACAGCAGACAAACACCCAGGAAAAAGCAAAAGCCGATGCTCTCCAGCACGCGAAGGATCTTGCTGCCGCGCAGAAGTCAGCACAAGAACTGCTCCTAAGACAGGACGACGCAAGCCTTGAGGAGTTGAAGCACCAGAAGGCGATGTGGTCACAGACGTGGTCACCTCGGGATGACGAGGCGTTCTGGGAGTCGCACATCAGTGCGTTCCAAAAGGGTTCCGAACAATTCGACACAGTACGGAAAAGAATATTCGCCGATGAGGAAGAAGCGAGCAAGCAACTACAAAACGCATACAAGGCACTTCTGGCTTCGCAAACGCAAGCGGCAAGGATGGACGCGGTGTATGCCCAAGATCAGGCAAAGGCTGCAGACGCCGGGGCTGACAAACTAGCTCAGGCTGCTGCGCACACACAAGTCACACAGGCAAGAATTCGGGCTGAGATGGCGCTGGCAGAAGCCAAATTGCGTGCGGGGTCCGGCCAGATCAGCCCACTGGGACTTGCTCAGGCTGAAACAGCAGCCCATGTTGCTGATTATCGAGAGCAATTGCAGGCACTGCAACAAGAGCTGGCTGACCTGCACAAGAACGACTTTGGATCATTGTCTGGCGAGAACACTGCAAAGGAGATGGCAGTCCAACTGCAAATCAATGAGGCGGAGTCCAAAGCCTACATCCAAGCGATGGAAGATGCCCAGAATGAATTCGCAACAACGTGGAAAGGCAGCATTCAGAGCATATACGACACCGTAATCAAATCAGCGCAAGACACAGCACAGAAGGTATCGCAGATCACGACTCAGTTCATTGGCGGTATGAATGATGTATTGGCGAATGCGTTGACCGAACGACATACGGCGGGTTGGACAAGGGACTTTCGCAATAGCGTGTCTGAACAGTTCCGCAGTGGAGCGGAAGGACTGGCAAAGACATCACTGGAAAAAATCGAGGGTGGTGTGCTCGGCGGCCTTGGCCTTGGCAAGCGCGATGGCAGTTCCGCATCGAAGGCGCTGTATGTCCAGATGGCGGGAGGCGCAGATTCTAACTTGTCGGGATTGCCTGACTTCTCAAAGCTCGGCAGCGGCTATCCGGCAATTCTCGGTCCAAACGGCGAGACGACAGTCTCACGTGGTCTGCTGGGGATGCTTAACGATTCAAACTTCTTCTCCAGCCTATTTGGTGGAAAGCTGTTTGGTTCCGGCAGCTTGTTTGGCGGTGGTTTCGCATCAGGTGGTGACGTGTGGGCTGGCGTCCCAATCGACGTTGGAGAGCTTGGACCAGAACGCTTCGTGCCGTATACAAACGGTCGCATCATTCCACACAACCAGTTGACCAACAACGCACCGACGATCCACATTGACGCTCGTGGCAGCACTGATCCCGCGGCGGTCGAAGCAGCCGTGCATCGTGCAATGCGCAGCTACGGTCCGCAAACCGTCGCAGCGGCAGCAGCAGCACAAAAAGACATGGCGGCGAGACGTCCGTCGTCAGCGAGGTAAGGGATGAGCTACAGCGCAATCGTAGTCGGCAACGCAAACGTCACTCTCGTGTCGTTTCCAACGACACCGGGCTTGCGTTCATTAGACATTTCGGTCAAAGATGCAACGGCAACGGTCAATTCGCCATACACAGGACAGACACAGGCGCAGCTCTGGCCGGGTGGCGATATGTTGCTCGGCACCGTGACTCTGCCACCAATGCAAAGGGCGGACGCAGACAACTGGGAATCCGCCCTGATGCAGTGCCGAGGCATGGCATACGCATTTCAGATGGGCGATCCGCTGAGACAGACGCCACGCGGCAACCCATCAGGCAATGCGCAGTGCGTCGATAGTTCAGCAAACAACGTCGCAATGAGCACGTATTTGGATACGACCGGCTGGACACCATCAACTGCCAATTTGCTTCTGCCCGGAGATTACATCCAGATCGGCTACAGACTGCATCGTGCGCTGGACCCTGTCAGTTCAGACAGCGGCGGGAACGCAACGATCAGTATTTGGCCGTCGCTGCGCGAAGCACCAGCAAACGCAAATGTCATCACGTCAGGGACACAGGGTCTATGGCGACTGGCAAGCAATCAGCGCGACTGGTCTTCAGACTACACAGGCTTTACGCACATGAGCTTCAAGATTCAGGAGTATAGGTAACAGATAACAGAGTAGATGCCACGTAATTTAGATGCGAACCTCACCGCACACTTGAGTGACGAGGTCATACAGCCTGCAATATTTGCATCACTTGGATTCTCCTCGGGAACGCTAAATGTGTGGTCAGGCGTCGGGCCCTTCACCGCAAACGGCACAACATTTCTGGGACTGGGCAATTTCGGCGAAATCTCGCCCATTACAGAAGGCGTTGGCGTACAGGCAGACGGTATAACAGTGCAACTCAAAGGTATCCCGCTGGCTGCAATCTCGGGAACCGCGCCAAGCGTCGTCCAGACAGCGGGCGCATATTCGGCGGTGTTGTCAAACTTCCTCCTCAATTTCGATGGAACAAACGGCAAGCCGCTCGCTGGCGGCAATCCGCTGTATTTGTCGTGCATCTGGAGCCCAGCAGCGGCGAACTCATACCTCGTGTCGGCAAGCGACTCGCAACTCAACCCGATCACTATCATCACCACGCCGGATAACAGCAATGGCGGCGCATCATACGCGATTGCGTATACGCCGACGTCACAAGCAGGCAACGATGTTGTCTACATGCCGACGACAAACACGCTGTTCGATTACTACACCACTGTGTTCGGTGCGGAACTTGAGGGCGTCAATACTTTCGATGGCAGCACGAACAACAGCGGCGGCAACTCAGGAGCGACCCAAGTCACAGGCAATATCACGGCAGCAAACGGAGCACTGATCTCGTTCCAGTCGTCAGGAAACTACAGCAATTGGCACTGCTCCATGGCGTCGTTTTCGTACAACGGCGGGCAAGGCATCGTTATCGCTCAGGTCAATAACGGTGGGGGCGACTTTTCGGAAAACGTTTCGGGCTGGCAATACCTGTGGAATACATCGTTCGGTTCGATTTATGCAATGCCGACGAACTCTGGTGGTGGCTACAGCATTGATGTCACGGCAGCCATGCAAGACGTGGAGATTGGCGCACCCGCGACGATTTGGTTTGGACTGATTCAGAATGGGCAGTTGATCGGTACATACCAGATCTTCAAAGGCCTCGTTGACCAGCCGAGTATCAGCATCGACACCGAGACCGTATCGATCACCCTCGCGCTCGAAAATCGCTTGACGGACCTGCAGAGAGGCAACGGACGGCGCTACACCTCAGCCGATCAAAACCTCTACTACCCAGACGATACGGGCTTTACCTGGGTTGAAATCTTGAATGATCAGGCTTTGCGTTGGGGCAGCTAATCTCTCCGAGCTAAATACACTCGATGAGTCTTCGTCGAGCACAATACTGGGACACCAGAGCGTTTCACAACTTCCTGATCACACGCAGACACATGCCGTTCATTTGGGGCCAGAACGACTGTGCCCTGTTTGCTGCGGACGGCATTCGCGCAATCACAGGCGTGGATATAGCGGCAGACTTCCGTGGCAAGTACCACGACGAAGCTTCTGCCATGCAAGCAATCAAGGACATTTGTGGTGGATCGACGGTTGCGGATGCAGCCGCATACTGTGCCAATAAGCACGGCCTCACCGAACTCACAAAACCACTGTTCGCCAAACGAGGTGATTTGGTGGTTGTGCGCAACGGGCTTGATGGCTTCGGGAGCGAAATCGCGGGCCTCGTTCATTTGAATGGCAGGCACGTTGTCAGCGTGAACGACAAAGGAATGTTCCGTTTCCCAATCAGGAGCATCGTGCGGAGTTGGCAGGTTGGCTAAGGAAGAAATATGAGCAAAGCAGTCTGGGGAGCAGCGGAAATCGCTGCCGGCCTCGCCGTCGAATTCGTTCCGGGCGCTGGACAAGTCGCTGGCTTTCTCCTGTTGTCCAAAGCTGCCTTGGCAACATCGCTCCTGATCGGCGGAGCCAGTATGGAAGCAGGCGCAATTGCTGATGCTTTGACTCAAAACAGGGGCATGGGCGTCACAACACGCCAGCCCGCGGCATATCGTCAGGTGATCTACGGAGAGCAGCGCGTCGGCGGCGTCATCGTCTACCAAAGCACAACAGGATCACACCTCGATCAATGGAACTACGTCATTGTTCTCGCCGGACATGAATGTGACAGCATTCTGAATCTTTACTTGGACGGACGGCAAGTTCACTGGGAAGGATCAGGACCAGGCTGGGCGGCGGGGCCGGGTGGCAACTACTTCGGTGGCAACGCTGGAGGTGGCACATTCATTGGTCCGGGCGGTCAGCACTACAACTTCGACACCCTCGTCTACTGCGAAGCTCGCTATGGCAATCAGGAGGCAGGCGATGTAATCGCCGGACTGACCGCAAACGATCCAAATTGGGCACCAACGGCAACAGGTTCGCCCTATTTGGGCGGCTGCACCTATGTCTACCTGAAGATTGAATACGACGCGGCGATGTTCCCGTCGATGCCAGAAATCAAATTCACAGTTCGCGGCAAAAACGACATCTACGATCCCCGCGATCCAGCACCACCGGATGTGACAGTGTTGCAGTATCCGACGGTTCTGCTGAATGGCTGGGGGCCAAACGAGCAAGAAGGCGCATACGAAGAAGGCGAAGACCAAGGCTACAACTGGGGCCTGAATGATGCCACGACGCTTTCCTACACGAACGCAAACGCAGCATGTGATGGGAGCCTCAGCACATATGCCGTCTGCACCGAGCAGCACACGCATCAATACGCAGGATGCATTTGGTCTTTCGCAAACATCGGAACACCACCGGGCAATCTATGGCTGAACGTCAATTCATCAGTTCCTGCAATCGACGGTGCATTGCGCAGCGCAGGCGTTTGGTACACGCTCGACAATGGCAATTCGTGGACTGAGATCTACAACCAGTCGTTTCGCGCACAGCAGTGGGATTCAATCGAACTGTCGCCGACGCAAAATTGCGCAAACGTTCAGGTCATGGCGTTTCTCGATTCACACGACGACATGGACCAGCGGGTTTACGACATTCAACTGGCCACAGGCCCGCAGACAGACAGCACACAAACCGGATACACAACCAACTGGGCCCTAATCGTCGCCGATATGCTGACGAATTCGCAATTCGGGCTTGGCGATGTTGGCAGCGTGAATACTGACCAATTGATCGCCGCAGCAAACGTCTGCGATGAGCAAGTTGACCTTGCAAACGGCAACGTGGAAGCCCGCTACTCCTGCCATTGGCACTTCGATTGTGCAGTGGCTCCCGGTGACCAGTTGGAAACAGTGATGCCCGCCGCGCAAGGCCGTTTGAGCCGCATCGGGGGTGAATGGTTCATCTGGCCTGCGTATTGGACAGGCCCATCAACGAGCATTGACGCGAACTCCATCACGGGCGCAATTCAGTGGACACCGAAGCGCAAGGCTCGCGAACTCTGGAATCGGATCAACGGAACATACATCGCAGCGAACTACCCGTACAACGTTGCTGGAGACCTGTACGACTCAAACGGCTGGTATGACGGCACGATCCAGAATAATTTTCCATACGCCTTCCAGCCAACGAATTATCCGCAATACGCCTGCGATCAGCTGCACGGCTATGCACAAGACATTTACTTAGCACAGGATCAGGAGATTCCGCGGCCCTACGAGATCACCCAGAACTGCGTGCTGTCGATCGCTCAGGCTCAGCGGTGCGCAAAGATCGCTCTGCTGCGCAACAGACAGCAGGGATCTGGTTCGCTCCCAATGGACCTAAACACAATGCAAGTCCAGCCAGTGGATGTGATCGAAATGGACTTCCCGTTCATGGGTTGGTACTCAAAACAGCTCGAAGTGATCGGGACGCATTTAAGCGCAGACAAGAACGATGATGGAGTGCCGGTGCTTCGCTACAACATTCAGGTTCAGGAGACCGATCAGAGCGTTTACGAATGGAATCCGGAGACGGACGAGCTCACGGCCTATGACGTTCCATCGAATCCGACTGCCGGTGTTGCCTACGTCATTGCTCCGCCAACCGGCCTGACACTGACATCCAATGCAAACACCGCTGTCATAAACGGTGGCATTGTCACACCTCGAATTCTCGCCTCTTGGACAGCGCCCACCGATGCTCGCGTCACCCAGGTTCAGATTCAGTATTCGATCAGTGGTGCAAACAACTGGATTGACGACGGGACTGTAGCGGTTGGGACGACTTCGGACTATCTAAGCGGTCTTGTCACAGGTCAGAGCTACGACGTGCAGATCGCCTCTATTACGGCATCGGGTGCAACTTCCGTGTGGACTCAGGCACTCAACTGCACGGTGGTCGCGCCAAACTCAACGACAAACTCATACACAAACAATCCGCAGTTTGATTTGACGCAGCCGACAGCAACGACAATCGCGATGGGCAATGTAGCCGTCTCATATAGCAATACCGTCAACTACGCAGCAAGAACATTCGCCATTGCGACGCCAACGAGTGCGACGTGGTATTACGTCACAATCGCCGATCCGCAACAAGGCGGCGAGACAGGACCAACGTTAGCGGCCACATGTCAGACTTCAACAGGACTCGTTGGAGCAACAGGCAATGTTTACATCGGCGCAATCAATGCGCTGCCGACTGGCAATGCGACACAAATTCTCGCTGGCGGCTGGCCAGCCCCGCAAACGACACAGGTAGGTGACTGATGGCTCAGCCGACGACAGCGATCTTTCTAAACAGCCAAACACCCAACGCTGCTCCGGGATTCCAGACAGGCAAATTCGCCTCTGATGGCGGAACACCAATGCAGTCCGTGACAGTGGCAGTACCGTCAACTGGAAACGTCAATCAGCAAACGGGCAACTATACGCTGCAAGCCAGTGACTGCGGCATGTTGGTGGTGATCAATTCCGCCAACGCTGTCATCGTCACACTGCCCCAGACAGTTCCGTTTGCCCAATGGACATGTGAAGTTTCAAGCATAGGGGCGGGCTCTACAACGCTGTATACGGGCAACCTGCAACTTGATGGCAGCAGCAGCAACAACATAACGCTCTCACAGGGGCAGAGCTGCTACATCGCAACGGATGGTACCAACTATTTCAGCGCTCAAGGCAAGGGTAGCAGTGGAAATGGTGGCGGTGGAGGTGGTGGCAATGTCACGTTTGAAACGAACGGCACGCTAAACACATCACAGTCGACTTTGAACCTCGTTGCGGGCAACAACATCGTCCTGACGAACACGGCAGGTGGCAATGTCATGATTGACAGCACTGCATCCGGCGACAGTAGCGGTCTGACCGTTGGAACTCCAGTAGTCAGGGGAAGTGCTCTGTCATCCACGGATGGTTCCGGCTCTTCGTTCACGGTGACGATCCCGGCAGGGGCGCAACCCGGCGACTTTGCTCTTCTCCTCTACGGTGGCGGCTGGATGGGCAATAATCCGACCGGCTGGCAAGTGCTTTACAACTCCAACGGCGTGGACAACATCAATGCCGCCGCGTGGTGGAAACTGCTCACGACAGCAGACATCACGGCAGGATCCGTGACGATCTCAACGACAGGAGCCTACGACGGAAACCTCGGTATCGTCGTACTGACCGGGCAGACTTCCGGCATCAGGACGTATGCGCAAGTAGTGGACTCAGAGAGCGAATCTTCGCCGCAATCGCTGGCGACGGACGCAATTCTGCAAAGCACCGACTTGGTGATCAGCTTCGGGGCGCTGCGTGGTTCGATACCAGTAACGTGCGACTTCGGCACTCAACTTCAACAGGCGAATGACGGGGCGAATGCCTCTGCTGTTCTCAATGCAGGACCAGCAATGGCGGGAGGTAGCGTATCGCCGATGTTTTCTTGGACTGGCGGCACGACTGGACCGTTCGCCGCGATCATCATTGGGATCGTAGGTACGGCGCAATCTGCTGGACTGTGGTCCGGCCTCATCAATACACCTTCCGAATCAAGCCCGCTCAATCTGTCAAACAACATGAATCAGCAGAGTTCGTTTACAGCGACCGCTGTGGGCGGTGTAGGGCTCAGTCTGGTTGATTTGACAGGCAAGGGTTCGGACTTTGTGGAGGGAATACTCGACGTATATCCAACTGCCCCGTTCACTTTGACGTGGCTCTCCACTGCCTACAGTGCCGGGAGTTTCAACAACGCTGGCCTTCTTGTGGCGGACAGCTTAACCGGCGAAGCGATGCTTCTTGGCTATCGCTACGGCAGCGGCGGACCATGGGAGCCGTGGGTGTTGACGTACAGCACCCCGAACTCTTCGCCCGGCACAGCGTCAACACCCTCCACCAACGTGAATGGACTTGGGTGGTTCAAATACTACGACGACGGCAGCAACATCACGTTTTCATTTTCGCAGGATGGCGCGTATTTCGTTCAGCTATACACGGTAGCGAAGGCCTCGTCGTATTTGGGCTCAAGCGGCTTCAACTATATCGGCTTCGGGCTGGAAGCGTACAGCGGCGTGCAGATGAGCATTCTGAGCTTAAGCAAATCATGACGGAATCGGAATGGGCCCTTTAGCTTCTATGAAAGAGAGAACTACCAATCGCGTCACTTTCGCAATATTCCTCGCAGTACTGATCCTCGGATTATGGATGGTCGTGAAATCCGCAATGGCGCAAACGGCAGTGCCAGTTTGTCAGCCGGGAGACTCAACGAAGACATGCCTTGCGCTGCTGGATCAGAAGTCTGGACAGATCGACGCGCATATCGACAGCACTGACAAGAACGTCGCCGGGATTGTCGCAGACTTGAAAACGATCGACACGAACATAACGCAGATCAAGCAAG